GGCCAGCGGTCGTTCGACCCAACCTGGTATAGGTTGTTGGATGCAGTGAGAACCACTCACGGAATGGTTGAAGGTGCTCTGAGGGAATGGGAAATGTTCAGCGCCATGGGTAACGGCGCTACATTCGAACTGGAATCCCTCGGTTTCTACTGCCTGGGATGGGCAGTGTGCACTGATCTGGGTATCGACCCACGAGTAAGTGTGTATGGAGACGACATCACCATACCGGTTGAGGCGATAAGCCTATTCCGGCGGGTGATGCGTTACGCTGGCTTCGACCTGAACATGGACAAGTCCTTTTGGGGACAAGGCACGTTCAGGTTTAGAGAGTCGTGCGGAAAGCACTATCTCAACGGTCGGGATGTTACACCGTTCTACGTTGACACTCCCCTAGAGACAGTCTCTAGTGTAATCCTCCTGATGAATAACATCAAAAGGTGGTGCCACAATGGGACATGGGGTCTCGATGGCCGGCTGGAGCCGGTCTGGAGATGGTTGTACTCAAAGCTTCCGGAAGCAGCCTGCCGGACTCACATCCCCTTGGGGGAGGAGAACGACGGACTGATTATGGACGCTGACGAGTGCTGCCCCAGTGTCATTCGTGATGGGCTAAGAGAACGAGCGTGGTTCACTTTTCTCCCGGTATGGGAGTGGGACCACGAGTACATGGAGCTGCGTAAGACGTACCTTCGAAAGAAGTGCGCACTTCCGCCGCTTAAAGTACCTATCGTTTTGGGATATCGGGCGTCGATTTGGAAAATCGACAACCGTCCCAGGGCCGTCGACGACGACATCAGCAACCTAATCTGGCATTATCTACGCTCCTACCGAAAGGTGAGTTTAGAGAGGCCGGGTCCGGGTCAGCTGAAAGGCCTTCCGCAACCCTACACGCCGTACAAGTCTCCAGGAATGAAGACAAGTCCGGTGCTGTCGACACGTGTAACGTCACACTGGCGGGATACGGGTCCCTGGGTCAGAGACGTCGACCCAGTGGAACCCAGGACAACAGAGTGGGAAGAACTCCCACCATGGAAGTCCAGTTCCGTCGTTAACGTGCTTAGGCGACTAGGTGTGAGAACCTAGCCCGTCATTGGCCACCCTGAGCCATTAGATCAGGGGGGGCATCGGC